ACACTAAGTACCATCATGGTAGTGGGGTCACACATTGTTGTTCACCTTTACGAATTCATAGAATGGTGCTTTACCTACCCCATACTCTGGGTCTAGATAAATAAATTTAAAGCCAAGCCATTTTAGCCATCTAATAGCTTTGTGATTCTCAGCATGTACATAATTAACAAGGACATCATGTCCCTTGGATACTGTTTCTAGCCAGTGCTTACATTCATTTGTAAACTCCCTAGCGTGTCTATATATACCTGAACTGCCGAGCATCCAAGGTATGCCAACTCCTTTATCAATAGCATCAACTACACCAAACATTGCAAAGGGAACATCCCACTCATCAACAGCCACATATGGCTTCTCTGAGGCAATCATAGACATGGTCAGTGCTGTCACTGGACCATGCCCACAAGAGAGCTTTAACTCTTCTTTATCTGCCTGACGTAAGCGAGGGCCTAACGTATTACAATCATTCAATTTTGCAGGCCTAACGCTTATTGTCATTTAGATTCTCCTAGATTTTGTTGTGTAATAACCTGTCCATTCTGCTGATTGGAAGGCTGATGGGAAGTGTGTAGCATTGCTTACTTTTATCGACACTCTGTCATTTTTAGATTGAATAGGAAGAGAGAAAACACCTGATGTAATGTCTACCTGTCCAAGCGTCTGAACTCCAATTGGAGGCCCTAAGAAAGCATAAGAATGCGAGACACCTTGAGATGTTGTTGTCACGTTAAAGCGACCACTGTCCTCAAATAGCAATTTAAATTCACGAAGCTGTAAGCGTCCTGACGTGTCTGTTAACTGACTACCGCCAATGCCTTGGGTTCTTCTGTACTGTGTTGAGAATGTATACTCCATTGTGTAGGGATAACCTACATATTGAGTACCATCCACAGTCACTAGAGACTGCCCTGTTGCTGCTGTGCTTCCTGCTTTAAGAGAGTCTAGGTAAACCATAGAACCAGCAGAAGTAACTTCAGGAGATTCCTGGAGCTGCATCTTCTCTAGCATTATTGAAGCTCCCCTCTGTATAAGAAAGAAAGCTGTAGATTCAATTACTGAAAGGTTTAAGATTCTGTCAGCATTTGGGAATTCCCATTTGGACCAACTCATCTGTAATGATTGACCATCACGTCTAAGGTACTTATAGACATAACAAGTAGGCTTTGAGTGAACACCATCGGTGAGAACAAATAACATGTCTTCGTTTGTGCTGCTAACTAAGTTTGTTGCAGTTCCCTTTATATAGCGAGATACATTGAGGGTCGCATCAACAGCAACATTAGATGAAGTATCTGCCTGTACAAAGTATTCTCTAACGCCTGTATACCCTTCTCTGTTAGTGGCAAAGTAAACATACTCACCAGCACCAACTGGACTTGCTTGTAAACTAGATTCATATTCAGTCGTCTGATTTATGGACACAGTTGCTGGTGTCAGAGCGTCACCTGCATTCAACATGAACTGGGTTTGGTCTGAGAACAGAAGCAGAGTCTCGTTAAACGGAATCGCGTGGCGAAGTATAGATACTTTAGTATGGCTTACAGATACATCAATAGGGTCAGTGTCTAAAATAGAAGTAACAGTCTCAGGGTAAAACTTAAAGTATTCACCTGACCTACTAAGAATTACATTCTCATCAGAGATAAAACCTAAACGATTTCTATGGAAGAACACATCGTTTATTTTTCTACCGATAAAGCTTGGGTCTGGTGAGGAATTAAAGTCACCAACAGAACGGCCCTCCCATGCATTGTTAGTAAATGTAAATGTGCCATTAGCATTGCTTACTAACTTCCAAGGAAGAGTTGTGGCTGTTATTGTTGTGTCGTGTGTTTGCCTAACAGTTTCTTGCCAGTATCCTGATGAATCATTATCTTCAACATACTTAATATAGTAATCATCAGAGTCAGAACTGCCTTCACCTGCTACACGGATTATCATGTTGGCAAATGCCCTTGCTGGCAAATCAGATATTTTCTGTACGCTCTTTCTTATGCCAATAAGTGCTTGGTTCCCTGATGAATCTTCAGTCCTTAAACTAAAGTCTGCTCCAGTTAATCTTGTTATTCTTATAGTAGAGCCATTACGATGGATACTATATAAAGAGCCATTAGCGTTTAAATTAGAATTTAACTGGGTCGTTAGTTGCTGTGCAATGTTGTCAGTCTGCAATGTGGCTTTATCAGTCGCACTTGTTGTATATGCGGCTTTTTGCTGTCCGTCTATAAATACCCGATAGACGCTTGCATAGTTACCTTGCTTAACATGTACAAGAGCATCTGAAGTTTCAGTCGTATATTGGCTTGCTGTGACAGATGTAGTAATAGACTTGTTTAATATAAAAGTATGGTCAGCCACTGTGACTGCTTTAAAGTCAGTCAATGGACTTCCAGAAGATAGGTAAGAATAACCAGCAGGTTTGTTTACTGTCTTTTCTGCGCCATCAAAATCAAACACCCGTATGTTGCTGTTGTCAGCAATTACAATGTAACGCTCTGTAATATCACGATTGATAACGTGTATAAAATAGTTACCATTTGCTTGTGCATTAGTTAATAAAGTTGCTAAGTGTTGGGTTGGTGGTCTTTTACGCAAACCACTGATGATTGAACTGAAAGCGTTTATTTGTTCTTCACCTTGCGAGTTAAGACGAACACTTGCAGATTGCTGTGAAACACCATTGGCTATATTGGGAATGGAACTGCTTACAAGTGACATAGATTACCTCGTTAAGATTCGGGAAACGTCAGTGTTACCTGTAAGAATGTTATAGTCAGCATTCTCAGATTCCATAAGCCTCAGTGTTGTAAGGGCTTGATACTCATCATCCCTGTTCATAGAGTGAAGAGTTTCAGAACCTAATACTCGGTCTTGGAATATACGGGCTGCCCGTATAGCAATGTAATGACGTGCGGCTTCTGTAATTTCATCGAAAGCCAGTAATACAATTAGGCTGCATAGCACTGTTTCTGTAAATGTATATGTGTGGTTCTTGCGGTCATATGCGCGCAGTCCACGTTGTACTAACTCAATTTTATAAGATGCCGCAGTTGTGTCCACGGCTAAAGTGTTAACAGGCAGAGATAACATACTGTCTTGGTCAGGGATAAGTGGATAGTCGTGTTCAGTGTTAAAGTTCCACCCTTGTGACTGCACTTCACGGCTTACATCTCTCAAAATAGAGACTGCAGTAAGCGCATCCGCAGAAGTCATATTGACTAATGTGTTTACAGGTGCTTCACCAATTACATTCAACATGGTGTTGACTGCTTCTAGTTCAGTCGTGAGATTTAATGACATACCGAGTCCTTTAAAAAGTAAAAAAAAGGGAACCGAAGTTCCCTTGTGACTAACTATAAGAAGTTCTTAGTTAATCTTAATTTCAATTGCAGATTCTGGGCGTAGGATGCCACTGCCCATTGCATACTTAGCAACGAACAAAGTACCTTGACGACGAATGTCGTACTCAGATTCAAGTGCAAGGTCCATCAACTTAACAGTACCAATAGCAGAGCTATGGAATACCACAGCCTTAGTCTTCTGGAAGTCACCATGATAAGTGTTGTTCTCACCTGTAACAGCAGATTGGTTACCGGTAGGTAAGTGGTTAGACATTACAATAGCAATACCAGCTACACGGATTACCTTGGCATCAGCATAGACACCAGCACCACCCCAATCTTTGTTCATGATTGTGGTGTCTTGTGCTAGCTTGTAGTACATAGCTGGAGATACGACAGCAACACGTCCATCAGTTGGAATGTCTTTAGCATCCATTGCTTCAGCAGCTTCAAACAAAGCAGCGATGATTAATGCTGCAGTGTTGTAGTTAGCCTTAGAAATCTGAAGGCCAGCTTTGCCAGAACTTGTGATAGTCTCAGCACCACGGGCAGCTTGTACTACCATGCGTAGAGCGTTCTTATCAAAGGTGTTAGCCAATGCATTGCCTAACTCTGAAGTGTAGGTTGCGCGAACATCGTAGTGGTTGCGAGCCTCATCAATATTACTTATGAAGGCAGGTGCTACAAGCAACTCATCGACAGTGATGACTTTCTCAGCGTGTTTAACAGCACCACCAAGAATCTCAGCACCAACCACATGGTAAGCTGCAGCAGCAGTACCCATGACAGGGAAGGAAGCTGACTTGCCGTTAGTGATAGTACGGGTCTGGTGTAAACCCATCATGATGTTCTTTTCTTCGAACTGGGTGATTACTTCACCAGCGAATAATTTTAGAAATAAAGCATCAGTGGCGTTTGCGCCATTGACTTGTCCAATGCGTGATACAGTTGCATTACTCATTTTTTAATACCTTGTAAAGAGGATTGAAGTTTCAAGTTTGTTTATTCTTGAGGCTCCAGCACTCAATAACTTCCCACAGCGTTGTCCCCCTCAAGGGCGCAGTTTCTTTGTCATTAATAGCTTTGGGCTTTTGGAATAGGTTGCCCCCACTGTTAGTTTAGGGGCTTTGTTGTGTTACAGAATTGATGAATTGGAAAGTTTATTCTGCACACTGTTACGGAATGCTGAGTCCTTCGCATAGCGAGGGTCCCTCATTGCTTCCGTTAATTGAGCTACGCTTTCAAAGCGTCCGCCTGCATTTGCAGAAGCAGTGTCACCACTAATTAACTTAGGGTCACTGCCGTTGACGGCTTGGTAACGAGCTTTTAAACCATGAACAGACATTTGAATCTGGTCAATATTTCCACTGTTCATGGTCTTGTTGTAGGCATCTACTTCACTAGCGTTCAGGTTCGTACTTGCCCATTCCATCATGCTTCCATAAGCTTCTTCACCACCAACGCTATTAAACATAGTCGTGCGTTGAGATGTGGCAAGTTGCTCTTGGCCTGCGATGTACTGGTCTACGACTTCACGGGGAATTCCTGACTTAGCTAGTGATTCATAGGTGTCAGGTGACAGGCTTTGATTTGATTGGTACTCCGATTGAAGTGCCTCATAATCTATACCTGCACTTTCGGTAACTTCTTCTGCAGTATTAGTTGGAATTTCAGTGTCAGTGGTTGCAGTAGTATCTGCATTTTCTCCACTGGACATCTTCTTTTCTAATTCTGCATAAGACTTAGCGAGGTCTTCAGGTGTTTTGAACTTTTCAGGTAACCACTCAGGCCGATCCACCTCTGGGGTTTCAAGGTTGTCCTGTACAGGTTCAGTTGTTGCGCCTTCCGCCTTTGCCACCATCGCATCAATATGCTCTTGTGAATCAGGTTGTGGTTCTTGCTTAATTGTTACTGTTTCTACCATTACTGTTCTACATTTCCTTGGGGTTGTTGTTGAGCCATCATCTGTTCTTTAACAGCATCAAACGCTTGAGGTGCTAACTGCTCACCTGTCTGTTGCATCTGTTGTTGTTGCATCTGTTGTTGGATTTCTTCGTCTGTCTTAATCAAGCCCTTCATATCAATACCTAATGATGTACCAACACGGGATATATAATCTCCAATGTTCATGTACTTCATTAAAGTCTCTGGGCCTAACTGACCAAGCTGTTCCAACATGGCTGCTAGTTTATTTAAATCATGTCCACGACCAAGTGCTTCAAGGCCAGTGGTGATTGTGGGTTGTACAATACCTTTAGGCAGAGAAGGAACCTTGCGTTGCTTCTGCATTTGTAAAAGCAATCTGTTTACTAAAGGTAGCTGAAATTCCTGAGACAAGATTGAGTAGATACCACCGAGGGCATCTTCTAATTCACCTGCCATGTATCGGATTTCTTCAGCAGTCACACGTTCAGCATTGCGCTGTACAGATGAGTTCATTAAGAAGGCGTAAGCTAAACGCTCTTTGATTTCCTGTGCGGTTTGAAACGCAATCTGGAAGTCGCCTTGTTTCTGAACTTGTAGTGTACTTACATCATTAGCGTCACCTTCACGAATAGCTCCATTAGGGGCTTCGGCAAGCACACGCGCACGGGTTGTTCCATTGGGTCGGACTAAGAATAGAACTTTGGCAGATGCCGCAGAACCTTCAACTATAGCTTGAGTTAAAGTTTCTAGTGAACGTAAGTCACCTAGATACTCTTCAACATAACCGCGTCCCCAAGATTCCCCGTCAATGCGAGAGAGTCGTAAAGGTATCCAAGGTGTCTTATCTAATGGGTATGTACCCTCTGAATCTGGTACTGGCTTACCCTTTAATTCTTGATACACTTTCCAAGTCTTTCCATCACGGACGACACGGGTGTAGAGAACCACTGATTCATGCCCGTAACCATCTTCTTTGGTTGGGTCAATATCACACAACATCTGAAGTTCAGGTGTTAATGCTTCAGGGGAGATGTCTTCTTTGGTAATCATCTCTAAAGGATTACCCATCGGGTCACGCTTAATGACATACCTGTCTATGTGAAACACACGCATACCACCTTTCTCAGGTAAATATAGCAACACGTTTCCAGCAACTAACAGATGTTTTAATGCTTCAAAGGTAGCAATGCGGACAGAACTAGATTCAATCTCAGACATCACTGCACGTTCTATAGAAGACAGAGCCTCTTCCACTTGCGCTCTAGCACCCTCTTGTTGGGTGAGTTCCTGTAACTTAAAATCATCCACAGTGAGGCGGAAGAATGGTGAGTTAGGTGGAACAAGTGCTAGTAGTAATTTGGAGGCTAGGTTGTTTACACCACGCGCACCAATGCCCTGAAAAGGCGTATCAAACTTACTACTAGAACTGTGTCCTGAATCAGGAACTAGAGTGGGGAGAGTTAGCTTGCTGCATTCTCTCGCTCTCGTAAGGAAGGGGTCACGTTCTGTCTCCAACTTTTCATATCGTTGTTGGATAGAGGTCATATCATCCTACTTCTTTGGAATGTTAGTGCCAGAAGCAGCAGTACCACCTACAGCACGGGCAATCCGCAGTGAGCTAGTTCCTTTCTTTTTGGCATTATATTTACTACGGGCGCTGCTCATCTCATCATCACCAATCCTGACTGATGCTGGTGCTAAGTCTGCTGGTGGTGGAGGTGGGGGTGCTGGTGGAATAGCTGCAGGTGCGCTTGGTGTTGGGAAACACATATATGTTAATGCTCCGTTTGTTCTATTTGATTTTGGGCTTCATATTGCATTCTTAATAAAGCAACAACATGGACAGCACCAACATTGTGGAATATTTCACGTTCCGTATCATCAAGACGGGGAACGCAATCGGGTACTATCTTCTCTAGATGCTCAACGAGTTCTAAAGGAACATAGGGAAATTCTGTTAAGTCCATACAGGAACCTTCTTATAGCGCAACCTTTGGTTGACTTTTATGAAAGGCCTCAATCCACATCTTGCATTCTTTACTGCGAACAACATCATCAATACCAAATTCAATAACTGGTACAGGTAAGTTGAAGCGTTGTGCAAGTTCTATGATTGTTGATAGGCCACTGGTTTGACGAATGTCTGATTGGGCAATGTCACCATTGATTACGATTCGGCAGTTCTCACCAATTCTGGTGGTGAACATCTTCATCTCTTCTGGTGTTGTGTTCTGTGCCTCATCCATAATGACGAATGCATCCCTGAATGAGGACCCACGCATGGTTTCAAAGGGAGCTACGATGATTGCACCATTGCGTACTGCGTTCTCATACGCCCCACCCATGCAGTTCTTAAGCACTTCCACCACAGGCGTAGTCCACGGAGCCATCTTCTCTTCTAAAGTACCAGGAAATGACCCTAAACTTCTTGACGAAGGGACATTTGGTCGAGTGAGAATTATCTTATTGATGGTTCCTTGCATGTAAAGCTGCGCTGCCATAGTGCTGGCTATGTAAGTCTTACCTGTTCCAGCACAGCCCAAGCTTATGGTCTGAGTGAAGTTGTTAATAGCTTCAATGTACCTTGCTTGCATTTTATTTTTCGGCTGGAGTGCTGTGCGTGTTGTCCGTTCTTCCATAAACTTCTCTTTAATTTCACGCTTTGGTTTTAGCTTACGTTGTTGACGTGGCATGTTTACCATCCCCATGAGTCACCAGACATTCCATCTGCTGAGTAATCTGTAACACGACCCTCAAAGAAATTCTTAAAGGAGTCACCATTTAAAACCCAGTCAAGCCAAGGCAGTGGGTTAGATTCAATATCCCAGTTAGGCTTAAGACCAAGATTAGTTAAACGTCTATCTGCGATATAGCGTATATATTCTTTAACTTCGCTTTGAGTGATACCTTCCATAGCACCAAGTTCAAACGCCAAATCAATAACTTTATCTTCAAGCGTAACCGCAGTCCGGTACATATCGTAGATAGACTGTTTAAATTCATCAGTAACCACCTCTGGGTTTTCAGTAATGTACTGACGGAACAACGCAGTCATACCATCGACATGCATTGTCTCGTCACGGATGCTCCACTCAACAATCTCACACATTCCCTTAAGCTTTCCAAATCGTTGGAAGTTAAGAAGCATTACGAAAGCACTGAACAGACTCATGCCCTCATTGCAGACAGTCTGAGCAATAGCCTTGGCTAGACCTTGCTTAGTATCTGGGTCAAAGGTTTGCATAAACTCAATCTTGTCAGCCATCGCTTCATATTCAAGAAACGCTGTGTACTCTGACTCTGGAAACCCAAGGGTGTCATTAAGTAATGCATAGCTACGCATGTGGATAGTCTCTCGCTGTGCGAATGACAGCATCATCATTCTAGCCTCGTTGTTTTTGATACGAGGTAGGAACACATCCACATAACTACCCCCGACTATCACATCTGACTGTGTGAATAGACGAAGGATTTGGGTGATAAAGTTTTTCTCACTGGCGGAAATCTTTCCAGACTTCCACTGTGCTACATCTTCATTTAGGTCACACTCCCACTCACCCCAAGCTAACTTGTCATGCTCGATTGCTTGATTGACAAAGCTGGGGTTGGCGAAGGGTTTGTAAGCTGGTGATTGGTCTAACAAACTCATTGGTTATCCTTGGCATGAAAGGCATTCATCATCATCGGCATAGTCTTTAAGAGCAACACGGGTAGGCTTGAAGCTTACTGTGTCTGCTTTTGCACCAGCACTTGTACGAAGATAGTAAAGCCCTTTTAATTTTTTGTTAAAAGCACGGAGGTGTACTTCATTGACGTAAGCCTTATCGGTCCCTGCAGGGAAGAATAGGTTTACACTTTGGCCTTGACAGATAAATGGTTGACGCTCTGCTGCGTGGTCCACTACCCATCGTTGGTCTAGCTCGAAAGCTGTCTTGTATATTTCTTTATCCCACTCATCCATCCACTCAAGGTGTTGCACAGAACCTTCATGAAGAATGATTGAAGTCCACTGCTCTTCTATCCAAACTTTAGATTTATCCTTCCATGTGTATGCATAGTCAAAGATTACCTTTTCAAGGTAAGGGTTGACGACAAGGTGCGCCCCAACACGGGTACGATGTGTGAATGCATTTGACTTAAGAGGTTCTATAGATGCAGAGCAACCAGCAATGATTGATGAGTTGGCGTTAGGTGCGATAGCTAACAAGTGACTATTACGAACACCATCAACATCAGGACAAGAACCACGCTCACGGGCCAGCTTTATAGTGGCTGCTGTGGCTTGTGCTTTGATGTGTGTGAACATCATAGTGTTGTAGCTGGTAGCCATGACAGACTGCCACGGGATACGTGCGCGTTGCAAAGCACTATGGAACCCCATTGCACCTAGCCCTAAACTTCTCTCTTGTGTCGCACTGTAGATAGCTTTAAACAGTTCTTTGGGAGCGTTGAAACAGAAGAAGCTAATCACGTTATCAAGCATTGTTATCAGGTCAGCTACCATAGTGGTATCTTTCCAATGCTCGTAATGTTCTAGGTTCACGCTAGACAAACAACACACTGCTGTTCGTTCCTCAGATGTAGGCAAGTGAATCTCATTGCAGAGATTAGACCCGTGAATCTTTAGACCCTTCTCTTGCATGGCTGGTGGTAGATGCCTATTGGCTTCATCAATGAAGTTCAAGTATGGCTCACCAGTGCGGAAGCGAGTATCAATCAGACGCTCCCAAAGTCCACGGGCTTTCACAGTTTCACGGACAGTTAAATCTTTAGGGTCAATTAAGTCCCACTCACCACCAGCCATTACCGCATCCATGAATGCATCAGGGATGTTGACAGCGTTGTGTATATTGAACGCCTTGCGGTTGGGGTCACCACCCGTAGGAACACGGATGTTGATAAACTCAATGATGTCAGGGTGGCTTATATTCATGTATGCCGCGTAAGAACCTTTGCGAGTCTTACCCTGACGATACGCAGTCATGTCTGAGTCTACTGTCTTTAAGAAAGGAATAGGTGAAGGAGCAACGTCACTAACAGAACGCACGTCAGACCAATGCCCACCCACTCCACCACCCTTAACTGAAAGCCATCTAAGTTCTGTTGTGTGTCCGATAAGACCATCCAAGGAATCAGGCACATAACCAAGAAAACAACTGATAGGAAGTCCACGAACCTTCTCTCCTTGCGCTGGGGCATTTGATAATAGTGGGGATGAGAACATGAACCAACCTTTGCTGGCGTAGTCATAGATTCTCTGAGCTAAGTCGTAGTCATTACGACAGTATGCAGTTGCTGCTCTGGCATATGCATCTTGTGGGTCCTCACCTTCACGACAGTAGTAGTCACTAAGAAGTGTTGAGGCTTGGTCGGACAGTAATTTGTTACGGCTGTAATCAACTACAATGCTCATGTATCCACTCCGTTGTTTCGCGTATACCTTTGAACCCAATAAGGGTCGCTCCAGTTTCCGTGTTAATTACTGTTGGTACACTACGGACTTTGTAATGTATGGCTGCGTCAATGTCCTTGCCTATGTCAATTTCATCGTAGTCAACCTCTTCATGGTTTAGTACAGTGCTGACTGCTTTACAAGGCTGACACCCTTCAGTGTAAAATTTTATAATCATAATTATTTCTCAGTCGTACTTCTGGTGTTGAAGTTCAAGCCATAGCTCTGCGTAGTGAATTATCTTTTTAACATCAGATTCAAACTGCCCCTTATGCGGAGCGCGAGTTGCATACTTCACGATGTTGCCAGCGATGAAGTCCAGTTCATTTTTCATAATGTATTCGATAGGCTGGATGGGGTGAACGTAGTGGTCACCACCTTCTTGGCGTGTACTTCCTAGGTTGGTGGGTTCCATAAGATAATGTTTCCTTCATTGTCGATGTCTTCATATCTTAGGATACGAGCGCAACGGGCTTGGGTTAATGCATCTTGTTCTGTGAGTCCAGCCTTTTCATAGGTAGCTACAATAGCTGTCCAGATTGCTGAATTACGTGCGGCTAAGTCTGTAATATTTAGAGATGCTTTTAAGATTATTTGCTGTGCTTTGACAGGGCCAATCTTAGGACAACCTTTATAGTTATCTACAGCATCACCAGTTAAGACTTGAGATAAGAACATTAGGTCAGCATCAGATTCACTGATAGTTATGACACCATCTTGAGGGTGGGCAGGGTTAAAGAACTTGCAAGGTATAGTTCTTAGGTCTTTGTCCTCAGAGCAAATGATAGTGTCGTTACCATCACTACCTCTTATACCCATCAGGTCGTCAGCTTCAAATGGCTCACGCAATACAGCTTGGTATTCCTCAATCATCCAATCCTTTAGTGCTTTAAGAATGAGAGGTTTACGAGTGTCTTTGCGGTTACCTTTATAGCTTTCAAGAACATCTGTTCTATAGTTCTTAGAACCTGTCAGATAGAACTTGAAATCTTCAGCACCTGTTACTTTTAAAATCCCATTTAACTTAGAACGGACAAGGTCTTGACCTACAGATTCATAAGCATGGAGTGTCCACAAATCATCATCCCATTTCACAGGAGTCTCAGCAGCAGCAGCAGATTGATAAGCTACAATGTCACCGTCAATCAATAGAGTCGTCATAGTCTCCATCTCCTTCTTTAGAATTACGCGCAGTAATAACACGTATGCCATGACGTATAGCTACGTCTTGCTCTTGCCAATCTAAGTAGGCATTCATACCAAAGCTAAAAGCGACAGATACAGATACCACTGAGAAACTAAGGCAAACGATTACTAGCATTAAAGTTTCAATCATTAGTTAAAGCCTCCCAGCTTACTGGATACAAAGGTCTAATAACCTCATCAACCATAGCGGCTAGCTCTTGTATTTCTACTTGAGCATGAGGGTCTGAGCGTTGCTTAACCATACGAGCATAAGCTGCTAGTGAACCAGTTATGTAGTACGAGGTGTACATGGACTGAGGTAAGACCATACGGGCTTGCTCTGGTGCTACTCCTGCTTTAATCATATCGCTATACACTGCATGGCAATGGTGTTGCATCTGGTACACCACTGTATCTATGTACTCCTTCCCCCCATTGTGGTGGTAAGTATCTTTACATTCTGAAACAAATGAGCTGCCTGAACCCTGCTTAACGCTACCCTCTGGCCTACTACGCCATACTTTAGGAACATAGAACTCAGGTGTATCATCAACATACCTACGGCTAACCTCATTACGAGTGAAACCTACGATGTGCTTGTTCTCCTGTCGTGCTACGAAGATAGGCACTGTGTAGCGAATGGTTATTTGTGGGTGTGAGAATGGTGTCCAGTGCCCGTGACGAGCTAGGTAATTTATTAGACCCTTGTCCTTAAGGCTTATCCTTGCTGTATGTGGATAAGGCGTATTGATAACATCAGAAGCATCCCACTGTTCTAGCATAGACTCCTTATCAAAGCTAACCCGAGCAGCATTCACTACTGTCAGGTCGTCACCCATATGGCTTATGTATTCTGCTTTCATTCTTCTTCCTTGGTTAAGCATGTAATTCGTCTCTTCTACTTCACGACAGTCCCACCATTCCACAGAAGCACTAGGACTCAACCCTAGCTTGATAGCGTCTTTGAAATCAGACATTGTTGCTTTCCTCTTCATACATATCTAAGGCTTCTTCCATGCCGTCCCAAGCATCAACGCCACATGCGTCTAAGCATTCAAGAAAGTGTGCATCCTTCTCTAACCTTTCTAGGTATTCACGGTTAACAATTACCATTACTTCAGCCATCTTCATTCTCTCCTTCACGCAAGCGCATGAGTCCCATGACAGTGATGTGCCACTGTCTACCGAATTGGTTTGTGCCTACAGTTTTTGTTGAAATGAATCCTTCACACGCACACACAGCTACCAACTCAGCATTGTTTCTTGCAAAGTCACTGCGTGTAGTGAAAGGGGTTTGATAGGCACGGCTTAGTACCTCAGTGAGTAGCTGCCCAGTTGTCTCCGACATTGAATTCTCCATCTAGTGGACATTTAAAGTTGAAGATACTGGTGACTTCTTTGATAGAAGCTACGGCAATTTCTCCCACACGTTCTGCAATCTCAGCCTTGCAAGCAACTTGGATTTCATCGTGGACCCATGCACACATTGCAAAGTCACCATCCCACCCGTGTTTAAATCCAGCAGCTTTCATAGCCTTAACAAACTGGACCAACCACTGCTTACAAATAATGCCGCCTGCACTTTGAAGCAACGCATTCAATGCTGAGTGTGAACTCCTGATATGGACACGCCTTCGGTCCAAGCCATAGATATAACCACGACCAGAGCTAGCCATTACTTGGTCACGCAGCTTGGCAAGCGCAGGTGTCTTGGCTAAGAATCTTTCCTTGATAGCTTTGCCCTGCTTCCTACCACCACCTACCAGTTCACCAATCAGTTGGTCGCCTCCGCCATAATTAAAAGCGTAGATGAATCGTTTTGCTGATGGTCTGTCAGGCAGGCCTGCTGCTAGCTGGTTGGTTGTGTGGATGTCACCATCAAGGACAACATTCACATACTTCCCACCATCATAAGCAGCCATGAAATGCGCGAGGCATCTCAATTCTAGGCCAGAAGCATCTGCACCCATGAGCTTCCATCCTTTAGGGACAGTGAATAGCTCACGACACTCTTGACCATAGGGTGCAGAGAGTGAAGGCACTTGTGCAATGTTGGGGTATGCATGTGTTGCTCGGCCTGTGACA